CGCAGATATTTTCAAGAAAAAGTAGATTGACTTAATTTTACATTAGGGGGAAAAATGGGGGATGAAGATAAACCCAAGAACGCTCTCGACGAATTTTGGAAGGGCCTTGGAGATAAGGAAAAACTAAATGTCAGAAGCTATAGACCCAATAAACGTGATATACAAATTAAAAAAGACGATGCAGGCTCAACTAGACGCCCTCATCCAAACACTCGCAAACGGCGGGGTTGACAGTATGGACGAATACAAATATATAACAGGTAAGATCCATGCGATCGATTTAGTAAACCAGGAACTCTCTAACCTGCTAGAACCAAAGGAGCCGGACAACGATGATGACAAAGTCACACGCATTAGAAAATAAATACGACGCCGAAGAGGATGCTAAAAAAATAAAAGCACACGAAACTAAAAAAGAAACACAATCTACAAATTTAGAAAAATTACCCAGCCCTACAGGTTGGCGTTTATTAGTTATGCCTTTTAAAGTTAAAGAAGAAACTAAAGGTGGTATTATTATTGCACAAGAAACATTAGATCGAGCACGTGTTGCAACGCAAGTTGGATATGTATTGAAGATGGGTGATCTTTGTTACAAGGATGAGGATAAGTATCCGACAGGTCCATGGTGCAAGGAAAAAGATTGGGTGGTTTTTGCACGATATGCAGGATCACGAATGGAAATTGATGGTGGTGAGATAAGAATGTTAAACGATGATGAGATACTAGGGACAATAGATAGTCCTGAAGATATCTTACACGCAATGTAACCATAGAGGAGGATAATCTATGCAAGAAGAAAAAACAGTTGATATAGGTGATGAAAACGAACAATCACAAGAGATTGATCTTGACGCACCAGCACCAGAACAATCATTAGAGGAGGAAATACATGTTGAAAAAGTTGAAGACAATAGTCAGTCCGCTGACTCATCTCAGGAATCTTCTGAGCAGTCTGATGTTCAGGACGGCAAACAAAAAGAAGAGCTTGGAGAATATTCTGAAGGTGTTAAAAAAAGAATCGCGAAACTAACACGCAAAATGCGTGAGGCCGAAAGGCAAAAAGAAGAAGCGATACAATATGCTCAAAGTTTAAAAACTCAAGCTGATCGAATGAAAGGTCAGTATGACAAACTTGGAACTAACTATGCAAAAGAGTTAGAACAAAAAGTTACTGCTGGTATGGCTGCTGCAAAAGCAGAATTAAGAGCAGCAACTGAAGCACAAGATGTTGATAGACAAGTCGAGGCTCAAAAAGCTGTAGCTCAAATGGCTATGGAGGAAAGCAGACTTGGTCAAATTAAGAATCTTCAAGAGCAGCAATTACAAAGAGCGCAAGCAGCACCAGAACAAACTATACAACAACCAGTAAATCAAGTGCCTACAACGCAAGAGTTGTATCAAGCAGCACAAGAAATTGACCCAAAAGCTCAAGACTGGTCAGCTAAAAATACTTGGTTTGGCACTGATAATGCAATGACTTACACTGCTTTTGATATACATAGGCAACTTGTAGAGGACGAGGGTTTTGATCCACAATCACAGGAATATTATTCTGAGGTTGATAAAAGAATAAGACTTGAATTCCCACACAAATTTGCTAATGTAGAGCAAACCGCACAAGAACAACCTGTTCAAAGTGTGGCAAGTGCTAAACGTCCGGCCGCAAAAGGACGCAGAAAAACTGTGAAACTCACACCGTCACAGATAGCAATTTCTAAAAGATTAGGTGTGCCACTAGAAGAATATGCGAAACAATTAGCCGCGAAGGAGGTATAGGCATATGGAAAAAGATAAAACAATTAAAACTTCTCGCGCGAGTCAAACTCGGGTTAAACAAGAAAAACCTAAAGTATGGGCTCCTCCATCTTCTCTGGACGCACCGCCTGCGCCAGAAGGGTTTAGACATAGGTGGATACGCGCGGAAAGCATGGGATTTGATGATTCAAAGAACATGGCTGGTAAAATGAGATCTGGATGGGATTTAGTTAGAGCTGATGAATATCCTGGATCGGCGTACCCAACTAGTGATCAAGGCCAATACGCAGGAGTGATCGGGGTAGGTGGCCTATTGCTGGCTAGGATACCAGAAGAACTCGCAAAGTCGCGTGAGGCTTATTTTACAAAAATGAACCAAGATCGCAATGAGGCTTTAGAAAACGATGTCCTGAAGGAACAGCACCCAAGCATGCCAATCAATCAAGATCGGCAAGCTCGTGTAACTTTTGGTGGTACAAAGAAAGACTAATTATTTAGTAATTCCTATCCATCATTTAACTTTAATTTCCTTAAGGAGGAAAAAACTATGGCAAATAAAGACGCAGCCTTCGGTGTAAGACCCGTGGGTAAAGTTGGTCAGAATGCAGACAATGGTGGTTTATCCGAACATTTGATCTCTGCAAATGCTACAGCTATTTACCAGAATGATTTAGTAAAACTAAAAAGTGATGGTTCAGTTGAAGTGGCAGGAGCAGGAGGTAATGTTGTAGGATCTCTCAACGGAGTTTTCTTTACTGACGCAAACACAAGCAAGCCTACTTTTGCAAATAATCTGAAAGCAAGTAATACTGCTTCAGATATTAAGGGGTTTGTATACGACGATCCTTATCAAAGGTTCGAAATTCAATCAAATAACACTGGCGCTTCTCAAGCTACTGACGTTAACAACGCAGCTGACATTGAGTATGCCGCTGGTTCTTCACCGAGTTACATTTCCAAATCGGAGCTTGATGATTCAACTCTAGCAGCGGGAGCAGCTACATTAAAAATTCACGGTCTTTCAAGAGACCCTGAAAATAGCGATGTAGGTTCTGCAAACGTAAACTGGATCGTTTCAATCAACGAGCACGAGTACGGAAAAGGCGTAGCAGGTGTATAATAGCATTTAGGAGGATTATAATATGGCTATTTCAAGACAACAGCTCGCTAAAGAGCTAGAGCCAGGTCTAAATGCATTATTTGGACTTGAGTACCAAAACTACGAAAACCAGCATACTGAAATTTTTGAAATCGAAAATTCTGATAGAGCTTTCGAAGAAGAAATTATGCTATCTGGTTTCGCAAACGCATCAGTTAAGCCTGAAGGTTCTGCTGTTTCTTTTGACAGCGCTAACGAGACTTTCACTGCACGTTATACTCACGAGACAATTGCTCTCGCTTTCTCTATTACTGAGGAAGCTATTGAGGATAACTTGTATGACAGTATTGCAAAGCGTTATACAAAAGCACTAGCAAGATCTATGGCTAACACGAAGCAAGTAAAAGCAGCGAATGTATTAAACAATGCATTCGACTCCAGCTTTAAAGGTGGTGACGAAAAGGAGCTTTGTGCTACTGATCACCCAACAATTGCTGGAACTTTCAAAAATGAGTTGAGCACATCTGCTGACCTTAACGAAACATCATTAGAGCAAGCATTAATTGATATTGCTGCTATGACTGATGAGCGTGGTCTTAAGATTGCAGCAAGAGGAGTAAAAATGATTATTCCTTCTGAGCTACAATTCACAGCTGAAAGACTTATGAAAACTGCTAACCGTGTTGGAACTGCTGATAATGATATCAATGCGATCGCATCTAAGGGAATGATCCCTCAAGGTTATGTAGTGAATAACTACTTAACTGATACAGACGCATTCTTTATCAAAACAGACATTCCTAACGGGTTGAAAATGTTTAACAGAGCAGCTTTAAAAACTGCTATGGAAGGCGATTTCGACACTGGAAACGTTAGATATAAAGCTAGAGAAAGATATAGCTTCGGCTTCTCTGACCCTAGAGGTATCTTCGGTTCTCCAGGCGCGTAAGCGTAATACAAGGAGTTTAAAAGGGCGGCTTCGGCCGCCCTTTTTATTTGCAATCACTATATTAAAAGCGTATACTCGACGCACTGCACAATCTTTATAAATAGTTGACATAGACTCGTGCAGTAGACTGAGTCTCGGACTATGTTAGCGGAACGGAGACAAATATGGGAAATACAACTTTTAACGGTCCTTTAAGATCTGAGGGCGGTGTACAACTTGTTAGTAAAGAAGCAACAGGTAAAGTACACAACAGAACACTAGGCACAACAGCTAAAGATGCTAGAAGAGTTTATTTAGACGAATGGTTTTTACAAAGACCTGGTCTAAATGCAAACATTGACCAAGTATCAACAGTTGAAGTCCAAAGAGCACTAAACAGAAACTGGGAAGCGCTTGGAACTAACATGACTACTGCACTATGTACTTTTGCTGGAACTTCAGGTGGAGTTAAAGCAACAACTGCTGGCGCAGATGAAGACCAAGCAATACTTACACCTCACTTAGATACTGCTGCAACAGCGTGGGCAGGTTGTCTATGGGGAACAGAAAATGAAACACATTGGGAAACGTCTATTCAGTTACCAGCTATTGATAACCAAAAAGTTTGGGCAGGTTTAAAACTAACTAATGACCAACTTATAGCAACTGATGCTGACCAAGCGTATTTTAAATTTCAAACTGATGCTACTAACTCAGAAGCATTTACTGATTTTACTAAACTACACTTTGTTCACTCAATTGGTGGTACAGATCACATTGCTCAATTACCAATTACTGTAGCAGCAGACACTGTATATCATTTAAAAATTGAAATAGATTCTGCTAGAAAAGCAACTATTTTTGTAAATGGTATTCAATATAACGTTGCGAACGTAGCAGGTTCAACTGGTGGTACAGCAGTTACAGAAGTACAACCAAGTGCACTTGCAGTGAAAACTGCAGCACTAACAAATGATGTTGACTTTATTCCTTACAATGGAATTGAGGCAGGAGCTGGCGCTGCGGAAGCACTGATCAGTCATTACATTTGTATGAGCAGAAACGTTTTTGAATAAAAATAAATAAACTCTGAATAGGGGGGTAATGCCCCCTATTCTTTTAGTAGGAGAAAAATAAAATGGCGGACGTAGTATTAAATCAAACACTTTTTGAAGGTGATAAAAAATTAATCACACATTATCAAAACGTATCAGATAACAGCGGTGGCACAACTAAGATTGTTGATGTATCAGCGTTGACAGCAAGAGGTGACGGTGCAACACCAGCAACAGTTACTTTAAACAAAATATGGTATAGCGTATCAATGACAGCAAAAGTAGATTCTGTTAAGTTGATGTGGGATGCAGATACTGATGCAACTTTTCTAACAGTAGAAGGAGATGGTCATTTAGACTACAGCTCTATAGGCGGAATTAAAAATAATGAAGCGACAAACTTCACAGGAGATGTTGTATTTGTAATGCCTGCTTGCACGGCTAATGATAGTGCAACCATTACATGTGAGTGGCTTAAAAATTATTAATAGGAGTAGCATATGCCAAACACTACTTCAGGAACAGCAACGTTCGAGAAAAATTTTCTCATCGATGATATTTTAGCAGAGGCTTATGATAGGATTGGTGTCCAAGATTTATCTGGATATCAATTAAAATCCGGCAGACGTTCATTAAATATAATGTTTCAAGAGTGGGGCAATAGAGGAATACACTATTGGCAATTACAAGAAACAAATATTGATTTAATAGAAGGACAAGCTGAGTATCATTTTTTTAGAAGTGCAGCTGACGATACTTCTGATACTAACAGAGCCCAAGCAACAACGAACCAAGTGCCTTCAACTATCTTTGGAATTGATGACGTATTAGAAGCTACTTACAGAACTAACAGAACGCAAACAACTCAAAACGATGTTGCAATGACTAAGATTAGTAGATCTGAGTACTCAGGCTTATCTAACAAATTAACTAAAGGTCAACCGACTCAGTATTATGCTCAACGTTTTATTGATAGAGTTACTTTAAGTATTTACCCTACACCAGATTCAACATCTGCTGCAGCGGATATGCACCTATATTATATAAAAAGAATTGATGACGCTGGTGATTTTACAAATGCATCGGATGTTCCGTATAGGTTTGTTCCTTGCATGGCGTCAGGACTTGCATATTATTTAGCTCAAAAGTTTAAACCAGAGTTAGTACAACAATTAAAATTATTGTACGAAGATGAATTAAATCGTGCGCTTACAGAGGATGGTTCTTCTACTAGTACGCACATAACACCACAGGCGTATTATCCAAATGTCTAATAGTTCATCAGGTAAAAGAGCAAAAGCAATATCAGACAGAAGTGGAATGGCGTTTCCTTATAGTGAGATGGTTTTTGAGTGGAATGGTTCTCTTGTACATCAATCAGAGTTTGAGACAAAACACCCACAGATAGAAACAAGAAGACACATAGCTGACAAACAAGGATTAAAAAATGCAAAACCAGATAGGATTGAAACAGCAGCTCCCAATCTTCTTAAAACAGATGCTTTTAAAACGGGATCAGCTAGTTCTTCAACTATTACTGTAACTGAAACTAATCATGGTAGATCTACAAGTGATACTGTTAGGTTTAGAGACTCAGAGTCTTTTGACGGTATAACAGCAGCTAACATAAATAGATCGGCTGGGTACACCATAACCAAGGTTGATGATAATACATACACTTTCAGTGTATCGACAGATACTGCAACAAGTGGTAATATTAATGGAGGAGGGTTCAGAGCATACGCTGGGCCTGTAACGGTAGTAGCATGACAACATACGCAGAATTAACACAACAAGTATTAGACTACACTGAAACAGATAGTAACGTTTTAACAACGGCTATTATCAACGATTTTATAGAACACGCTGAAATTAAAATATTTAGACAATTTGATTTTGATGTTTTTAGAAAATATAAAACAGCTTCTTTAACAGCTGGAGACGCCTTTGTTAGTATGCCTGGTGTAATTCCAACAGATTTTGAATTCGCTAGATCTGTCAATATTTTTGGTACTTCAGGCTTATCTGGATCAAGTTTAACAGCAAATGAGAGAGTATTTTTGGAGAAAAAAGACACTAGTTTTATTAACGAATATAGCCCTAATAGAACTACAACATCTGTACCCAAATATTATGCAAACTGGGACAATGATACATTAATTCTTGCTCCAACGCCAAATGCCGCATATACTATAGAACTTGCGTATAACGCGCAAGAACCAGGACTATCGTCAAGTAATACGACTACGTGGGTTAGCACTAATGCACCACAGTTACTACTTTATGCCTGCCTTATAGAAGCTTTCAAGTTTCTTAAAAACCCTGATATGGTTGCTATGTACGGTCAAGCTTATCAGGAACTAACTTCTCCTCTTGCTGCAGAACAAATTGGACGTAGAAGAAGAGATGAATATAGGGATGGAGTTATTAGAATACCAATTCCATCTGCAAACCCATAAGGAGAAAATAAATGGCAAATGTAATATCAGATGTTTTTAAAGAAGAACTATTAAAAGGTAA